TCATTGGGCGTGTGGCCGAATTGTGGCATTATCGCAAATAAGGCAATTGTGGCAGGGTACCCTTTTGCCGTCCCTGTGCCTTTCCTCACGTACGCGGGGGTGATTTATAGTATTACATGTGTATAGAGTTTTATTTGTCTTAATTGTTATAATAGGGAACCACAACGACTTACGCGACATCTTCGCTTGCCTCAATTGCCGTAATTGACTGGAGAACGAGCGCCTTGCGTGGGGCCCCTGCGCCTTTGTGCGGCACATCCGTCCATGCGGCGTACGTGGCGTGCTGCGCCCACTCGATCGTTTCGTCGCGGTCGCGTTTCGGCGTCCCCCGAAACACGGGACACCGATATAATTCCTTGGCTGTTAATCCGCGGTCCCCCGCCTCGCGCAGCGATTGTAAAAAGCGGTTGCGTAGCGCGTGCGTCGGACTGTCGGCCATCCGCGACCGCACGGACGGGATGAGCTGGTTAAGCAGGTACGCCGCCACACGAATGCCCCAGTACGCATCGGTGGTGTCAATGCTTGTGGCGGCCGCATCACGCGCCAGCGCCGAAATCAGCGCCAACCGCATGGCCATTTCTGCGGCGCGCATCGGCAGCTCGCCCAGCTTTTCTTTTTCCAGCGCGTCAGCCTGGCGGTTGCATCCGCGCCGAAAATTGATAAAGGCGTCATACGCGGCATCGTTGATCGTGAGACGGTGCGGCGTCGGGATTTCTGTGATGCGATTGGTGGTGTCGAGATCGCCCTTGGGTTTGAGAATCGCACGCACCCAATCAACCAACGCGGCAGGCGGCGACGCGTCGCCGGGGATTGCGAGGTCGCCGCGCGGCACGTCCGCTTCCATGACGAGGAAGCGGTTCAGGAACCCGGAACTGATGCGGGACGACTTGAGCGAATCGTACCATTCTTCTGGCGTCGTCAACCCAATCAGCGACAGGGCCGGCCGTTCGATGACCTTCCGGTCGGCCGCCCTGCGCTGTTTTTCATTGAGCGTCAGCGTCGAGAATTGCGGCGTGATCGCGAAGTCGTCGACGCGCCCGAACAGCTCCATCAGGGCCGTGAGCACGCCGTTTTTCATCGTGGCGCCGTCACTGCCGCCGCTGGCCGCGCCCAAGAATTGCCCGAACTCGTCAATGACGGCCAGCGATTGCGGTTGCACGAACACTGAGGACCACACGGCACTCCGGCTGGTCCATTCGTTGGGGCCAATCAACCGCGCCGCATCGGCGGCGCGGAGCAAGGCCGTCACCGAACGCCGGACGTGTTCTTTGCCCGTGCCCGAACGGCCCACCACCAAGACGTACAGCGTCGCGTAATTGTTGGCCGAGCTCGTGTACCGGCGCGCGCAAACGGTGGACGCCACGGCGATCGCCGCAGCGACACTATAAATACGGACGGGTCCCGGCGCGGTGCTCAACGACCACTGCACGATGTCTTCGAGAATGCCGGGCAGGGGGTCGTCAAACGGGTTGCGTTCGGCGGGCACGTCTTTGACGAGGCGCGGGCCGGAGGGCTTCACGTGCGCGACCATGAGGTGCTTCGCGACGTCGCTGAATTTTTGGTGTTCTTTCGCGTAGGTGTATTGCACCATGTCGACGACTTCTTCCCGCGGTTTTGGCGGATGACAGCGCGCAACGTTCGTGTCCATCACCAACTGGATGGCGGTTTCTTCCGGGACTTGTGCAGAGGCAAGGGTGCCAGCCAGCGTCAAAAGCGCGGCGTGCCGTTCCCCTGGGCCGATCGACTGTGTGTGCACGGCATACCGCACGCGCGCTTTGCGCCCTTCGCCGCTCGCTGCTTTGGCGACCGCTTCGGCGGCCCGTGGTGGCAGTTCGATCGGCGGTGTTTCGTCCAGCACATGATATCGGTTGCCGCTTTCGTGAAGCGACGGGGGCAGAATCACAAGTCCCCGCTTCGACCGGACGATGATGCCGTTGACATTCGCGCCACTGGCCGGCGGGTTCGTCACCTTGAAATAGCGGTGCGTCGCATCCGGTTTCCCCGTTTTGATCGTGAGCGTTGGTTCCGCATACAATCCCATTTCGATGGCGGCTTTCTCGGCCGCGGGCGTGTCCAAATCCCACGCCACCAGACCGACCGAGCCCGGGAGTCCGCCAATATTGGAATCGGGGAACTGGGTCCACCAGCGCGTGATTTGTGCAAGGTCGGACGTCGCCTCGAGCAACCCGTGTTCCGTGCCGCGGGGGTGTTTGCCCTTGGTGCCACAGTGAATGCCTTTCGCGCACGAACAGCGGACGGTGCCCTGCTCGAAAATGGGGACATGGCATGGGAAGACGTGCCAGCCCTGCGCCGCATACGATAACGCGGCCTCTAACATGTTCGGCGGGGTCACGCGGCCCGTTCCTTGGCGGCTTTGGTGTGGGAGTGCTCAAGCATCATCTCTCTCAAAAGGGGAGTTCTGGTTCGCGATCGTCCCACGCATCGCAGCCCACGGGTTGGGCGTCGGCCGGCACGTCGCAGTCCCAGTGCGCGCACGCCTTGATCACCGGCTCGAAATGCACGCAGGACCAACACGCTTTCGGGAGCGTCGACGCGGGCGTCGGATCGTCGGCGAAGCGGTAATCCGTGACCTGTGTGTATCTGGGGTTGTCTTGTTGCGGGCGCGTCGCAATGTGCGTGGGCACGCGTAAATCACTCGACAGCGCCAGCGCGTCTTCCAGCGTCGCGGGGCAGCGGTCCGGGCTGCGTTTGTCCCACCACTGTTGCGCTTTGGTGCGGGCGTAGCCGGTGTGCGCGATGCAAAGGAATTCACTCGCCAGGGTGGTCAGTCCGGCCTTGTATCGCACATGCAGCGTATCCAATTTCTTGACGCCGTTGACGGTCTTGCCGGTGTTGATCGCGTATTCGACCACGCCAACCGTGTGCCAGGTCGGCTCGCGGTCGCTGCTGAGGATGGGTGCGGTGGACGCTACCGCCAACAGCACAACGGGCGGCGGCGGGAAAACAAATCCGCAGTTGATGCACTCACGCATACCGGCCGGTTGGTACAGTTCGCACGCGGGGCACACCTTGACCACCGCGTCGCCTTCCTCGTCTCTCGTGGCGGATTTCTTGGCGACCACCATCGGCATATCCACGGGGCCGTGGGTCTCGATATTGGCCGCGAAATCTAGGATCAGACAATCCACCTTGCCGGGCGCGATGCGCATGCCGCGTCCAACCATCTGTTGGTAGAGGCCCACGGATTTGGTGGGACGGAGCAGCGCGATGGCATCAACGCTAGGCTCATCGAACCCCACGGTTAAGAGTTGCACGGATGCCAGTGCTCGAATTTCACCACGCTTAAACGCTTCGAGTCGGTAGGCACGTTCATCCTTAGGAAGTTCGCCGTGTACCACCGCCGCGATAATGCCCCGTTCGGTTAAGGCTTCGGCCAAATGGCGCGCATGGTCAATGGACACAGCGAACAACAACCATTTCTTACGGTCAGAAAAACGTACACACATTTCTGACACCGCTTGCTGTGTGATGGCGTCGATGTCCACCGCATCGGCCAATTCTTTCGCGATGAATTCGCCGCCTCTCAGCTTGACGGCCGACACGTCTAACGTGAGCGGCAACTTCGGCGTCACAGGGCGTGCTAAGTAGCCTTCGTCAATCAGTCGCAGCACGGGCGCCGAGTAACAAATACCACGAAAAAGGGCGTGGGGACCCTCCGTCAACATTCCAGACGACAGCTTGAACGGCGTCGCGGTCAACCCGAGAATGCGCGCGCCCGGGTTTTGTAGGCGCTGTGCCTGGATAAAGGAGCGATACATCCCGCTATCCGCGTCCGCGATGTTCTGGCACTCGTCAATGATAATCAAATCGTAGGGGGCGTAATCGTACGCCTTCTTGCGTAATGATTGGATATTCGCGACGGTGACTGCACGGCTGGCGTCTTTTTCCCCCAGCCCGGCCGAGTAGATGCCAATATCACGACGCGGGATAAACGTGGCGGCTGCGCGCACGTTTTGTTTAACCAACTCCGCTTGCGCCGCGAGCACGCACGCGCGAAACGCGGGATAGTTCGCGCGTGCGCGATGCATAATCGCGGAGAGCACCGCGGATTTCCCGGAGCCCGTTGGCAAGACGATGAGCGGGTCACCGTTCTCCGTCGCGAACCAGTCGAACGCCGACTGTACCGCCTCCTCTTGGTACCAGCGGAGTTCAAAGGTGGGCGGGGCTTCCGCTAAGGCAATCATCGGTTTTGCAAGAAAGGTGTACCCAATGCGCGGGCGCGCATCATACCACGTTGGCGCACAGAGTGCGAGCCCTGTGTCACGTTATTTTCCCCACACGGTGCGCGCTCTGCTCAGCGCCGTGTCGCGCGCAATCGGATGCCCGTGGATGCGTTCGTGGCAGGGTGCGCACACCGCGCGTAATTGGAAGCAGGGCTGATGCTCCAGGCTTTCCAGGGTGAGCGGTTGCGGGTACACCACGTGGTGTACTTGCACCGAGGGGGCGCGTAAGCAACTTTCACACACGTGGCCGGCGCGTGTGTGGATGCGCGCGCGTTTTTTGAACCACGCGTCGGACGACATGAAGATGGTGTACACCGTGCGCCACTCTTGTGGCGTTTGCCGCACCCGCATGCGCTGGTCGCGGGTCATCGCCGGTTCCACTGGTCGTACCGAAACACGCGCTTGTGAATAGGGCAGGATTGGGTAGCCACGCAGCGCACGCCTTTCAGGTACACCGATTCCGGGACCGCGCCGCAAAACCGACACGGCGCCTGCGGTTTCTGGTGCCACTGTTCGCGCTCGGGGATGGTGAGCGGGCTGCTCACGGGTTCGCCTTGACGACCGCGAGCACCATTCCCAGGCGCGCGAGTACGTCAATCAACGTCCGCACGTGCAACCCTTGCTTGTTGCGCTCATAGAGAGAGATCCGCCGCTGGTCGATGCCAATAGTGTCGGCGAACGCGTACATACTCTGGTGCGCGTCGGCACGCGCTTGCTTGAGCAATGCGCTCACGTCTGCGGGGTCTCGGATGATCATGCGGCGGCCCGCGCTTCGATCAACCGGCGCACGGTCCGCGCGTGGGACCGTGCCCGTTGATGGTGCGCGCTCCAGCGCTGCCCGCTGCGCGCTTTTTCGTTCGCGCGTGCGCACGACGCGCAGAACCGCGATTGGGGGCGCGTGATCTTTCGCCGACAGGTGACACATTGCCGCCGATCAGCGCGCCGGCACGAGGGGCAATACGCGCCGCTCGCGCCCGTGCGGAGCGTGTCGCGGCAGACCTGGTTCCGGCCGGGCAATCGCTTGTGGCAGGGGGTGCCGACGGGGCTCATGCGGCACGCTCCGGCGGAAAGGCCTCCGCCAGCAATTGCGTCTTGTACCATTCGGGCAGCCCCGCCAATACGCCGCGCTGAATCTGTGGCCACGCCCAGTTGAATAGCTTCGTCTTGATGTAGTCCGCCTCGTCGTTGCGCAAATCGGACGCCGCCTCTTTCATCAGCGCGCCGATGTCGCGCGCGTCGCCTTGTCGCGTGCCTGCCTCTTTCAGGTGCTGGACGCTCTTCTGCCAGCGCGCTTCGGTTTTGAGCTCGTGGATAAGGCGCGCCACGACATCGCCCGCCTGTGGATTGGACCGTTTCCATTCTTTTTTGTGCGTCTCTTTGAACGCTTCGGTGACATACTTGCCCATCAACACTTTGTGGTCAGGCGTGTAGTGTGCGTAATTTTTTGCTACGATGCCTTCTGGTTGAATGGGTCCGAGCATCGAATGGCTGGGGAGGAGCGCCTGCAATTGCTGGACGGAGTCCAGGGGGCCGTGAAAAAGGACGGGCACGCATTCCAGTCCGATGCGTTGTGCTTCCGTGGCGCGATCATCGGGCGCCATATAGTCTTGGTCACCACGGTCGATATCAAAGAGCACGATGTATCCCACGGGGACACGCGCGTACGCGAGCGTATTGTGTTTCGGCTTTTGCAGGTACTCGCCGCGATAGGTGTATCCCGGAGTGAGGAGCGGGGCGCGCTGTGTGATGGCGTCGACCCCACGGACGAACATGCCCTCGGGCGCTGCACTGTCGATAGCAGCGCCGCGTGACCGACAGTGGAGCGCGCCATCGTGCGTAAGGCGAAAGGAGAACTGCGAGCCGTCGATTTTTTCTTCGACCACGACCGGGCCGTCGAACAACCGGTCGGCGCCCTTGTGGCCGAGGCCGAGCGGCGAGGAGTAGCTGGGAATGGTTCGTTCAGACATCAGAGGTTTCCATGGTGGGGGGTGGTCCTGCGTTCTGCCAGTCGCTGTTCAAAACAGGGGCGGCTGGCGCGCCCCCGCTCACGAGTGACACACCCTGGTGTGCGCGCCAGTCCACGTCGCGCACGTCGCCATACAGCGGCGTGTCCGGCCAATGCGTGCGCAACACCGCTTGTGCGTGCGGGGCTTTCTCTGCGTGCGCCGCGCATTGCCATCCAGTCTGCTCCAGCCCGCGCGACAATCCACCAACGCCAGCAAACAGTTCGACGTATGTCACGGCCCCACCCGCCGCCGATCCGGTGCCGCTAAATTCGCACGCAATCAGCACACGGCGCGCCGTCACGCCGCCCCCAGATCAAGCGTTTCCTGCGAGCACCGGCGCGCGGCGATCTCGCAATACCGTTCGTCGATCTCGATGCCGATGGCGCGACGGCCGAGCGATTTCGCGGCGACGAGGGTCGTGCCGCTGCCCATGAAAGGGTCGAGGACGGTATCGCCAACACGCGAACTCGCTGCAACAAGGTGCAGCATCAGCGACAACGGCTTTTGCGCGGGGTGATGGCGGTTACGCTCTACCCCAAACCGCCACACGTCACCCCACTGCGCCTGAGCGGTAAGGAAGAACGGCCGGCGGAGGTCTTCGTACTCGCGGCGGAGGTCTTCGTACTCGCGGCGGAGGTCTTCGTACTCGCGGCGGAGGTAGTCGCCCCCCGCTTTCTCGTTGAACAGCGCGCGCAATTTTAAGTAGGCAGCCCCAGTCGGCAGCGCCCACTGTGACGCGCCGAAATAGTGTCCGGCCATTCCCGCCGTCCCCAAACACAGGTCGACTTCGCGATTGCTGACGCCAGCAGCATCACGCTCAGCCACGAGATACGCGCGGATCGGCTCAAATACGCCCGCGCGCGCCTTCGCGTCCTCGGCGGCATAACCGGACCCCCGCAGCGCGGACCCGTCAGCGCCGTGCCGTTCCGCAACGATAACGCGTTCGGTGTTCGCGGTCCAGAACGTGCGCAGCGATGTGACGTCGACCCCCGATCCCGCCGCGCCTTTGCGCCCGTCCGACTTATCCCACACGGCGCTCGCAATCACGTTGAGCCGTGTTCTGACTTGGACATCCATCCGCCCGGACATTTGCGGAGAGCAGAAAAAGTAAAACGTCGCGTTATCGGTACTGGTGGAGATAGCACGCGCGGTAACGTCATCCATCCACGCTAAAAACGCGGCATCGTCAGCCCATTGGTTATCCCAATCGTCGGCAAGTACGCCGTTGTACGGCGGATCGGTCAACACAAGCGCCACCCCGCTCAGCGTCGGCAGCACCTCCCGACAATCCCCGTGATAAATTGTGACGCTGGCGTCCTGATAGTATGGCGCGCTCATGCCGCACCAACCGGCGTATGCGCCACATTCACGTCGCGGCGCGCCTGGCTGCGCTTGTACCACAGGCGGACCGCCACGCGCACTTCCACCGCGTCCGTCCACAGATCGGACGCAATGAGGGCGAGGCACGCGCCAATGATCGCGGCGACGAGGGTCGGTGTGCGGTGGGTGGTCATGCGTCACCTTCCACCACTCGCCCCGCATCCAGCACCCGCTTCACTGACCCGTACACTTCCACCGCGGTCATCCCGCGAAAGTAGTGCACGCATAAGCACAATCGGTTGACGGGCGAGTCCGCGAACCGCAGCGCGCGCCACACATTGCCGAGAATACGGCGGTCTTCGGCGTTCGTGTGCGCGTCGGGAAAGATCTCGGGGCATCCGTTCGGTGCCGTGCGCTGCTTCATACCCACCACGCCCGAAAGCGCGGGGATGGATAAGCGGCGCTTCATTTCCCCTCCCCCCGTGCCGCGTTGAGGATGGCGCGCGCCATCGTCAGCATGTCCTTTTGCGTCAACACGAAATCGTGCGCCGAGGATATCGGCAGCGCGTCAAAGCCGCCGGCGCCAGCGTGCCGCGTCCGATACGACTGTGCAAACAACACGCGCGCCGCGCGCATTAGTTCCGCGTCCGTGATCGGTGCGCGGCGGTTGTTGTATTCGGCCTCCCGTTTGCGCGCCGCTTCGTCGAGACGTGCCGAGTAGCGCTCGTATGTTGGCAACCCGCCCGCGTGGTAGAGCTCTTTTATGTCGGCGCCTTCCCGCAGCACGTCGCGCAGAAACTCCCCCATCGAAAACTCCCGCCCCTCGCCCGGCGCGGTCATGGTGTTTTCAGGTGCGCGGGAATCGTGGCGCCAACAATCGACACGCACTGCTCCGGATACAGCAACACGTGCCGGTGACGCGGGTCGCTCTCATCCGTGAACGCCGCCAGCTCTTTCCGCCAGCAGTCGTCGTCGATGTTGACCCACGCGGCATTATCGCTCCTGCGTAAGCGCACCACGGTACCGGTCATGTGGTGTGCGCCATGTTCAGGGTCAAGCACGAGCACGCGTTGATTACCACGAAACGGTTTCACGTCCCTATCCCTCCGCTGGTGTGGTGGCCGTCAGTGCCAGTAGCGCATCCCGCTGTCGGCCGTAATTGTCAAAGTTGAGCACCAACGTCACGCCGTCGCTGCGCACGGACGCCGCGCGCACCACTTGCGCCCGCAACCGCGTGACTTCCGCGAGGAGGGATTCGGCATCGGTACGAGCGTGCGCGATGAAGTTGACGTTGCTCGACTGCTCGGCACGGGCCCTTGCGCGAATCCACCAATCCACGCGAAGGGAGGCGATCACGCCGGACAGGTTCGGGCCATTGCCGCGAACGGTGCGGCGGATCGAGTCTTCTTCGATGATCCACCACGGCCCCGGCGTCGCGTTCGCCACACGCGCGGCAATCGCCTCCAGGTCACAGGGCTTTGTTTCAATCATGTTGTGTCTCCCTTTTGTTGTCCGGTGGTACCGCTGTAGTGGTAAACGTTCGATACGCGTAGGCGGTGAACAGGAACCGCCGACCGCACGCGTTGCAGTCGGTATCGCCGTCATCGCTAAATTCCCAGCTATCACGGTGCACGTGCGCGCAGTACGGACACACGGGGTGCTCCGTGTGGTAGCAGCGCCATGCGGGGTCTTTGTCGTCACTCATCCGGTGTCTCCGTGGTCGGGGTGGTGGACGCCGCTGATCGCGCGGTCAATGGCCACGCGTGCGGCGTCCTTCACCGCATTGACCCACGCCAGTTCGTCGTCTCGTTCGTCCGCTGGCACGCGGAGCGCCGCTAACGCGTGGATGTCAATGCCTCCGATAATCGTATCTTGCATCACTTCGTCGATTACCCAATCCAGGCGCGCCGCGTCCTTCGCGTTCGCGTCGTGCTCGGCGAGGAACGCGCGGAGTGCAATACTCTCGGTCATAAATATCGGGTTGGCATCGACGTGTCGCGCCATACGCTCAAGGAACGCGATGTGCATCACTACCACCGCCCGTCCGTGCGCGGCGCTCATGGGGTATCCTCTTTCATCGCGCACAGCTCCAGAATGAGCGGCGTGACGCGTCGCCAGATGGCGGCGTCGTCGGCTGCGTAGGCTGCGTAAGCTGCTGCGTCGGCTGCGTTGGCTGCGTTGGCTGCTGCGTGGGCTGCGTAGGCTGCGTGGGCTGGGTGGGCTGCGTTGGCTGCTGCCCGCACAGCCCACGCAGCGTTACGCGCCATGCGCGCCGTCCTGGCGTCCGTCACGACGGCCAACGCTCGCAGCTCGGCCGCCCCACTCGGCAACTTTGCTGCGTCAAGCGCGAGCGGCAGGATCTCGCGCACCGTCCAATCCACTACGCGGAACATGCGTCGTGCGGTCAGCGCGCGACTGCCACGCGTATTAAAAGCCGGGAGCAGTGTCGGCCAGAGCAGTTCGTCGCGCAGCGCGTCCGAGCACTTATCGTTGACCGCAATACGCAGCGTACGAATCACGCGGCAGACGCTCGGATTGTCATCGCTAATGTCGTGCAACTGCTCCAGCTCGTAGGCCGGAACCAGCCGCTCACCCTGCCGCGAACACGCAACGGCGTTCGCCAATTGCTCGATGCACACCTCGCAGTGCTCGGGATCATTCGGCGTGATGCCGGACCCCTTGCCGCTCCGCAGGTGGAGCCCTTGCACCATTGCTAGACGGTCGGGGCAGACAACAACGGGGGTGTAGGTGGGTTCGCTCATGGGGTGGGCTCGGTTGGGGTGATGAGTTCGTGTCCGGGCGTGAACGAAAACTTCCCGGACCCGTTGCACGCATCGCACACGCGTTGCGGGCCAGCCGTCGATCCCGCAATCACTCCGCGACCGCGACAACGCGCACAAGAAACGCGCGCCATGAACGCTTCCATTGAGATGATTTGCATCACGACGCCTCCGCCAGTGCGGCGCGAATGGCCGCGCGCAAATGCTCGATATATGGAGCCGTGCCTGGCTGCAAGTCACTCAGCCACCGCTGTCGCTCAAATATTGCAATGATCGCATCGCACTGCTTGTCAGAGAGCGTCATCATGACGCCTCCGCCAGTGCGGCGCCTCGATAGACCGGGTAGATGGTGGCGTCTTGTGCGCCGTTCGGAGTCGTTGCATGGCGGGTGGCCTCGCTACGGTGCGTGAAGAACGATGACGAGCCGTCCGCAAACACCACTTGCCACCCATCACTCACCGTCCCCCGTTCGCGCGCGGCGAGTTGAGTTTCAAGTGCGCGGATACGCGCGGCCTGCGTTGACAGCTCGTGGCCAATATCGAACCAGCTCCGGCGGTCCTCGGGCAATGCGTTGATGGCCATCGCCGCGTCACGCTGCGCCTTGAGCGCGTCGATGTACTGCTCGACGGCGCGAACGTCCCGCCGCATGTTGCGCACTTCGTCTGGCTCTGCCGGGTTCGTCATCGGTTATATCCAAGTACAAGGTGCGCGCCGAGAAAGGTCGCCCCGCGCAAGTCCGCGCCGAGAAAGGTCGCCCCGCGCAAGTCCGCGCCGAGAAAGGTCGCCCCGCGCAAGTCCGCGCCGGAAAAGTCCGCGCCGCGCAGGTCCGCGCCGGAAAGGTCCGCGCCGAAAAGTTGCGCCCCGCGCAAGTCCGCATCGGAAAGGTCCGTCTTACGAAGGTCCGCGCTGAAGAGCATCGCACCGCTCCTGACGGCAGTCTCCACCAGCTCGCGCAATGTTCCCGCGTCACCTTCGTATACGATCCGATTACTGTCCCAACAGTCCCTAATAACGAATTGCGTCATTCCGTGCCCTCCGCCGTAGCCCGGTAGGCTGTGCCACTCACCACGAACGGCGCAGGAGCGGGCGTGGGCGCACCGATGCGTACGGATTGCCCGGGGCCTGTCGCGTTCAACGCTTCGCGCAGCACATTGCAGAATTCTTCAAACGTCAACGCGCGCGGCGCAATCGTGACCGCATCGGCGAGACCCGCGTTGTACCCTTCCGTGAACGACGGCACGGATTGAAGGGGCTCTGGTAACGTGCCCCGCGCCTTTTCTAGCGCAACCTGGGCCGCATGGTGATCGGCATTGGCAGCATGGCACGACTGTAGCGTCGTTGCACACTGTTCGTACGCGGCGACCACCCGCGCGGCTGGGGAGTCGGCGCTCATGTGCGCACCGCCGCCAACTGGCGCGCCAACGATTGGCACTCACCCTCGACGTACCCAAGGGGCTTATACCAGCCGTCCCGGAAGACGATTTCGTCGCGTCCTGGGCCTATGTCCCCGCCGTGCGCGCAGTTGAACCCGAGCCACCACACATCGCCCGACCGCCCCGGCTGCGGAATGTGGCAAATACGTTTTGTCTGCTGGTCCGCTTGCCAGTCCTCGAATGACAGCGCGGATTGTGCGCGGAAGGATGCAATGCGCCGCGCGGCATCCCCTTGCGGATATTCCGCCGCTTCCGCGACACGCGACGGATCGGTCGCCAACGCATCGAGGGTGTCGTACTGGTCACGCGTCGGCTCGTGGCAGCCCTCGGCAAACGTGATCCCGCCATGCACGTCAAAGAACGCTACGGCGCAATGACCGCAATACCTTTCTCCGCACGATTCAACGGCGGCGCACTCGCCGACTCCTTTCCCGTGGAACCGATGCGCTTCGGGCACGCCGACGTAGCCGCACCAATGGCCAGCCCACGGATTGCGCAGTGCCAGACAGTCGAGACCGGACGCGGCGTCGACCCACTGCACCTTATCGGGCTCCGTGTTCCATTCGCCGCGTGGCCACGAAGATTTGTCGATATGCGTCCACGCTTGCGCGGCCAGCGACGGCCCTTTCGTTTCTTCATTCATGGTGTCTGGGGTGAGGGTTGTTTGTTGGGGAGCGCGCGCGTCATCGTCCGCCCTTCAGCACAATTACGGCACGGTCGTAGTCCACAAGATGCTCCGGGTAGTGGTATTGCAGCCACGCGCGGTAGCCGTGCGCGTCCGCTGTTTGGTTCGGCATCCACGTGCCGTCGCGCAACCGCTCAAGATTGAATTGCAAGTGCTGCCGCTCGTAAACCGGATTCAACGGCAATTGATTGCTGGCCAGGATAGCACCGACCACCTCGTCCGCGGTCCAGTCGCCGAGTGGGTTGCAGGTCAGCCGCCCACGCATGCGATACGTGTGGCCGCGCAGGTCGGCGTTCCAGGACCGGCCCCGACTCTCCGCGCGTCGCAATCCCATCGCGAGCCCGTCCCCGCCTTCGTCGCGCTGCCGCTCTTCGAGTGCGGTGATTTTCCAGCTCTTGATTCCGTGTCGATACGGCACATCGCCAGCGAGCACACCGGCCACATCGTAGGTGTACGGCACGATCAACCAGTCCCCGCCCGCCGCCCGCTCCAGCTGCGCCACGTGCGCGGCGCGGTCCGACAGCGACACCGGCCCATCGGCGCGCATCGCCGGGACGCGGGCATCAATCCCGCGCACCAGCTGCAGCAACAACGTGCTGTCCTTCCCGCCGCTGCATGCGATGATCGGGCGCTCACACTGGCCCAACCAGCGGTCAATGATCCGCTGCGACCGCGCAATTTTCTGCCGGACTACCGCCGTCCGCCCCAGCGCGACGAGCAGCGCGAGCCTGCTTTTGACGACCGTAGTGTGCGTGTTGTGTAGCTGCGTTAGCATCATGGCGCAAAAGGTCAAGGTAGTAAGGCGCCACCGTCACCGGTGACCCGGCGCGCGCGACGTGTTCGCGCTGTTGCGCCGGGTGCCAATAGGGGTATTCCAAGGCCGCGGTACCCAATTCGCCGTGTTCGAGGAGCACCGCTTGCGGGAGGTTGCGTTGCGCCAAGCCATCCCGCACCCACACACACGCCGGATCTAGGTCGGGGTCGTCCGCCACCGTCCATTCTCGGACTTGCCCGTGACCCGCGCCCCGCATCTGGCCAAGGTGCGTAATGCGTCGCGCCAGCCGGATCAGCCCACGCCGATGGCCGACGGCATACCAGCGCACCCACGGCGTGACGACGGACGTCAGTTTCGTCCAGCGATTTTTCCCAGGTCCGAGCCCGAGGTGGATCGGCTGGGCCAGCGATTCGATATCAAGGCCGTCGCGGCGCTTCACGACGTCGATGGTGGCCAGTCGTGCGTCGTCGGCGAACTGCGCGGCCGTGCAGTAGTACATCTGTTCCCGGTGGACACGCACACTTTGCATCGGCAGTGGGGGCCGTACGAATGCGGACGGTGCCGTCTCCCGTCCGATGGGTTCAGCGCGGCACATCGGGTGCGCGCTGGCCAGCAGCCCGTCGAGGTGGAGCTCTTGGCTGAGGACAATCGGTGCGTCCATCACGGCCGTGATTATGAGGACGCCCATTACATCGACTCCACAGCGATTTTCCAGAGCGCCAACCGCGCGCGCGCAATCTGTGCGTCATCGGCGAGCCACGCCTCATACGGCGTCGCGTCGAGGGGGTGCGTCACCTGCACCCTCCCGAAGCCGGCGCCGGTCTTGCCTCCAATCATCGAGAGCAGGTCCATCCCGTGCGCGAGGCAGCCGGATTCCTCTGGCGTCAATCGAGTCATCGGGATGATGGTGGTCGTGAGCACGGTACCGGGAATCAGCGCTTCGACGGTCACCGGCATGGGCGTGACGCCGCTCAGCGAGGGGTCTTGCCAGTCGCGGTCGATGTGGCGCGTGAGGGCGGTTTCGACGATCAAGTCATCGGCATCACGGAGCCCCTCAATAGGCGCACACAATCCGGCGTGCACGGTTTCGGTGCACGTGGGATAACACCATCCCACGGACATCTGGCCTGGCAGCATATAGCTATACAGCGCGGCGCCGAACAACGACAACGCGGGGAGCGCGTCCCGCAGCGCACGTCGGTCTGCCGGGTTCGCGCGCGACTCGCTACCGGTGAGGTGCCCACCATTCGCGAGCGCTCCGTACAGCTTATCCCACTGTTTCGGCGACAATCCCGCCGTCACACGCGATAGGTCGCACCGCTCGAATAGTTCTCGCATCACGAGACGTCGCAGCGCCCCGCGTAACGCATTCCCGGACAAGACCGGTATGCCCGCCCGCTGGGGCGCGCTCGCCAAGGGGATGCGGCGCAGCGCGACCGCGTTTCCGGTGTCCTCGCCGAACGCGCCGTGGTGGAGCGGGCTCTCGCACCGCAGCGTGACGACCCACCGGGGGATATTCATTGTTGCACTCATAGGGCGAGCTCGTGGGAAGCGGCGACGGCCGCAGGTTTCTGTTTGCGCGCCTCGTACGTGAGCGCGATCAGCACCGGCGTGTGCTGGTGAATGCGTTTCATGAGTGCGTCCTGCTCGCTCGCGTCAAGCGTGCGCAGTGTCTCGTCCACGACGCGCGCGGCTTCGCCGGTGGGCTCTACTTGCAGGTCCTGCATGATGCGAGTCAGAAACTGCGGCAGGGGCCGGTGGGCGTGCCGTTGGACGCGCCGCAGAAAAAACGAGGACCAGAATTGAATCGGGTTCGCGTTCCGAAACTGACTGCTCCGCGCGAGCGGGCCGAGAAGCGCGATCGCGCGTTCGTCCTCACGTTCAAGCATGGGGGGTGGTGGTGAGAGGGGAGCGTCAGACACCGGGCAGTGTTCGACGTACAACTGCAGCGCGGCAGTGCCGCGCCACGGAGCGATTTGTGCTTCCGCCTGGGACCATCGCGCCGCGCCTAATGCGGCGATGGTGGACGGGCGGTATTCGCCGCTGAGGATTTCGGCCCGTGTGCACGCTGCCTTGGCCGCCGGGCCGCTGCGCAGGTCGCACAACGCGGCCACCAGCGGGCGCATACGTAGCGGCGACACGGGAATCACCGCATCGTCACTCCCGATGCGCAGGTGTCCGCTGGTCGAGCGCTCGGCCGTGAAATGGTGTTGCCGTTGCGCGGACGTGGCCCATGACAGCACTTCAATCCCTGGCGAGGGGTGCAGGAGGGTCGCCCACAATTGCTTGCGGTCGTGCGGCACGAACACGCCGTCAATCACCGCGAAACTGCGGAGCCGCAGCGGAAACACGACGTCGCCGCCCCGGCCCCGCATCAAGCGATGGCACCCGGTGCAAATCACCGCGCCGCTGCGGTTCGCCATCAAATGCCAATCACTCCACCCGATGCCCAGGATATCCTGGCTCTTCCCCGCGACATCGAACGGCGATTCTCCACAGCTCGCGCACTGGCATCCAGCGCCAGTGCTGATTCCAAGTGCGAGCGCCGTGCGATGTCGCGCTTCGCGTGTGCTCATTGCATCTCCCGAATTGTGTGCATCACCGGCCGCTCGCTGCCGTCGTGGCGCAAGAGGCTAAAGCCGAAGTCCCCACCGCTTTCGAGCTGGTACAGATAGACCCGCTCCACGCCCAGGGCGTGCGCTGCCCGTAGCCCGTGCGCGATTTCGCGCGCTTGCAGTGCGTCCAATTGCGGCGCGGTCCATGCGCCCGGCCACGCGGTGGTGATGCCAGCGGCATCGACCCCCATCTCAGTAATCACAACCGGCATCGTGCCGCGCAATTGGTGTTGCGCCGCTTGCACGCGCGCGGCGACTGAGGGCGCGAGCGCCACGCCGTAGCAGTGCACCGCGAACGCGCGGAGCACCGGTCCATCCGCTGCGACGTACTGCGCTGCGAATTGATTCACGGTCGCGAGCCCCATGCCGATGAAGCGCTGTGCGGGCACCGCTGCGACCACGCGGCGCATCAAGTCGGCGTACTGCGCGCCGGTCAAGCGCGTGTCGGCCTCGTTGAGCACCTGTATGGTGATCCCTGGGATACTGGCCAGCGCGACAATCTCGGCGACCGTGTCGCGGGCAAACGTGTGTTGGACCACGAGCACATCGAGCCCGCGCGCTTGCAGTCGGTCGACGCGGTGGCGGAATGCGGGGCGGTCATCGCCGGCGTAGTAGGTGATGCGCGCGAGCGTGCCGAGGCTGGCCAGTTGCGCGGCTTCGCGTGGACTGCCGTGGCTGCCGGCGCCGATCAGCATGGCGCGGGGCGGTGCGGGGATTTCGGTTGGCGTTGCGCAGGACAGGCCGACGGCTAGCACCGAGAGCAGGGTGCGGCCGACGGTGTGTAGTGCGCTCGTCAGATCGCCGGACGGGAGGCCGTAGCCGGCGTCCGTCATGATGGCACCGCCACCGGCACCCGCCCACATCCATTGCACGCCGGGCAGGGCCGCACGATCGGCACGCCCTCGTAGGTCCGGAGCGTGCCTTCGCCGGCGCAGACTTCGCACGTGTTGGTGGTCATTTACATCGGCCTCCGGCCTTCGAAGGTCGTGAGCAGGGCCGGAATCGGGTGGCCGACTTCGACGGTGTGCGTGACGTGGCGGACATTGCGCCGACCGTGCCAGGCAGCGAGGACGAAGAGCAGGGCGATGGCGAGCAGGCGGGCCATTGGGCCGATTCTCTGCGCGTGCGCGGTGTGCCCAGCGGTGTGCGCTGTCTTTCTGGCCACGTCCAATGCGCACGGTGCGGGCGCAGACGGTCCGGCGCGCCTCTCTGAAACGTGCGGTGCGCTTCTTGTCTGCTTTGCCCTTCTTCGGCGAGAGACTATCGCTGGTAGTCTCGCGGGATAGCTGCAATCGCGATTCGTCACTTTGCGGTGTCTCCTGCGGTGTCCAATTGAGTTTTGAGCCACCGCGCGCTCAGCAGTTCCACGGTGGCCAGCCGATGTTGCGGAGAGAGGTGCGCGTACGTTTCCTCAAGCTGTTTGGTGGAGCTGTGGCCCATCAGTTTGGCTACGGTAAAGAGGTCCGCGCCGGCCATCACCAGCCACGACGCAAAGGTGTGTCGGAGCGTGTGGAAGGTGACGCCCTCGAGCTTCGCGCGGCCGGGCTCAAGCCCTGAATCCGTGACGACGCGCCGGAAGACGTAGCGGAGCTTGGTCCGGCCGATATTCGAGTCATCAGACCGGCCGCCGAACAAATACGGCGCGTTGGCCGGCAGCCGGGCCAGGTGCGCGGTGAGGTACGGCTCCAGCGCACTGGAGATGGGGACTTCGCGATTCTTGCGATACTTGGGCGTCCAGCCCTCACGCGCCTGCACGTATATCACGCTGCGCTCGGCGTCCACATCAACGAACGGCCGGAGCGTCTCCACTTCCCCAAACCGGAGCCCGGCGAAGAGGCCGAGCGCCACCGCTAGCGTGTAATCGGGCGGCGTGGCCTCGAGCATCTGCTGCGCCTCCGCTTCCACGAGAAACCGCACGCGCGTCTTGACCTTATCCGGTACGTGCTCGTCACGGTCCAACGGGCTAAACAAGACCGCCGGATGCCGCTTCTGTTGCAACGCGCGCCGCGTTTCGCGCTTCTGCAAGAACGTGAACAGGGCGCCGAACTTGATCAGGTTCAGCGCGACGGTATTGCTCGAATGACCTTGCAAGCGCAGATAGTCGCGGAACGCGGAGACCTGATCGAAGGTGATCGCCTCAATGGGCGACGCTCCGCCGAAGTGTGCGATCGCATGATTGAGCGCAATGCGAGCGCTGGCGATCGTGGACGCCGCGGTTTTCTCTTGGCTCTCGAGTGTCTTTAGGTACTGCGCCGTTGCGTCAGCCAGCGTCGGCCACGTAGACGGCAAGAGCGCATCAAACGGACGTTTGGCGCGCACGCACTCTTCTACGGCCTGTATGGTCAACTTCCGCTTGCGCAAGGCCTCCACCAACGCGCGCACAGGCTCGCCCGTGTCGAGCAGCTGCTGCAACGCGGTATGCCGCGTCATGGCCACCGTCTTCACTTTCGTATGCAGCCGAAGATGAATACGGCCGAACGTGCGGTGCTTGATTTCCGCCGAATACGTACGGCGCACCGTATCGAGTCGGAGCATCAGCCAGTTTTCTCCAGTCGCTTCGACTCGTACGCGTACACATCTTCTGGCCGGTACCGCCGCAATTCGCGTTGCAGTCCATGCCCCAGGTTGAGGTACGGCAATGCGGTCGATGGGATGGCTCGGACCGTGGGCGTGGAACACCCCCAGCGGGTGGCCAGTGTTTGCACACTGAAGAACGCGACGTTTTTCTCAAGGTCCATTTGATGGCGCGCGGCCTTCGCCGTAAGGTCGCTCACGCGTCCATCCCCTTCGTCTGATACGTCGTCAGATCGGGGATCGCATCGAGACAACAGCGGAAGACACCGCCGATGCGGAAGGAGTCGGTTGTCATAGTGAGCGAGAAGGAAAGAGGGACCGCCCCGATGGGCTGGGGCGGTGGGAGGATTACGCGGACTTCTTCGTCCAGCCGGGCGCGGTCACTGCCGCTTTCGGAGCGGGTGCCGTTTTCATGGGTACGCGGCCCACCACGCCGGCGAGCGACTTGAACGACGTGATCTTGTTGCCAGGGCCGTAGTCGCCGCGTGCGGGCGTGACTTTGACATGCGCCAGGAACGGCTTGCTGTGCAACTCCACCGTGTCGCTCACACTCGCCACGCCCACGGCCAGGCAGAGCTTCGCCAGCGTTGCGTTCGCGCGGCGGCGCGTTTCGTCGATTGTGTTGCCGAGGTTGAGGTACTCGAACACTTTGCGGCCAGCCATCGTATCGCTCAACACGGTGAACTCGCATGAAATGCCCCAGCCGTTGCCGCTCGCAGTGTCTTTGCGCGTGCTGGCGGTCAGCTCCAACACGTACTCTCCAACGGGCAACGGTTCGCCGTCAAATCCCTCGGAGAGTTCGGCATCGTTTGCGTTGAACGCGCTATCCAATTGTGCCATCGTTCGATCCTTGCGTGAGTGTTAAACAGCGGTCGCGAAACTTTCGGCAATCAAGCCGAGCAGCGTGTCTGCGGTCTGCGCGTCCAGCGGGATTTCATCGGGGAGCCCGTACCCGTTCTTCGCTTCATGTGTACTGCGGCGCTGCAGGGCGAGGAAGCGGCCCACCGACGAACCGCCTTTGGTGGTCGTCGTCTTCGACTTGCCGGTGCCCCGTTCAATTGTTTTCGTCAGATTCTTTTCGTACGCGAACCCGACGACGTCCGCCCACTCGTGGATCATGGCGCGTGCGCGCTTGTGTAACGCCAAGTCGTAGCGGTCGTACTTGTCGGATTCGGGTGGGCTGAATGACGTCACTTCGGAATGTCCGAGTAACACGATGTGCATGCCCGCGTCCCGCAACGCGTCAAACCCTTGCAACAATTCGGCCCATACGTCATCGGCCATCAAATAGCCCTTGCCGTAGCCGGGTTCCTCGATGCTGCTGATGTGATTCCGACGACAGGCTTCCGCCCACACCAACGGCTCCAACCAGTCCACCGTGTCGAGGAAAAACGTCTGGTACTGATGGACGCTGGAGAGCAGGGCGCTCATCGCGCTCATGAGTTCCGAGTACGTGGTAATGATTTTCGGGAAGCGCGCAACGCGAATGTTGCGCACGCCATCTTCCGTAAACGCGCCGATCGCGCGGGGGAACCGGCTCGCGAGGGTGCTCTTTCCGATGCCGATTGGTCCGTAGACGACCATGCGCACCGGCCGCATGTCGGGCTCATGGACAACGGCATCCAACGAAAACGCGGTGGCCTCGTCAATCATGTGTTGTGTGGGGTGAGATTGAATGGTTTTGATGTCGTTCGCGAAGGTCTCGTCGGGTTCCAGCCAGTCGGGCGCGTCGGAGAATCCCATTACTTGATCCGCAGCGATTGCGCTTGCACCAGCGAACAGCCGTCAATGATCTCGCCCGCTTTCAATGCGGCTTTGATCGCGCTTTTGTCGGCCTCCAACGTCTGCGGAATGATTCGCACAAACGCAGCGGGCAACGCGCCCGGCAGCACATCGACTTGCACCGACGGCGGGTTGTTCTGGACGGCCAGCGTGAACAGCGAGCCCTCCACACGGTTGCGCCCCATCGTCTGCAACGCGAACAGCGCGCGACGCATCAGCCAGTCCCTTTTGCCTTCAATACTCTTGCGGCGGCTGGCCAATCGCGTTTCTTCTTCTTTAATGGCCGATGCGTTCGCCTCCATCTCGCGCACAAACCCGCCGAACGCATCGGCCTTGAGTGCAAGCTTGCCTGCGAGTTCGTCGGCAAGGTTCGCTGCTTCGTCAGTCCACTCGCCTTCATCCATCGCAATCAGCGCGTCCAGCGCCACGCGCTCTTCGGCGAGTTCGTACAGCGTCAACGTCTGCATCGCTGCTCCTCCAGTAAGGTTGATTGTAGTGTCTCCAAATCCAACGCGGTCAGCAGATAGGTGCACTGCTCGCACTCGTCCAACTGGATATCAAACCGCGCGGGCTCTTCCGGGCTCGGGCCGGTGTCGCTGTAATGCGCCGCGGGCACACGGGGCACGAACGCGACGTCAAACTCGGTGACGTGCTCGCACTGCGGGCACAAAAACGCGTTTACCATCGGTCGCGGCGTTGCATGGATTGTTGCGCCAACAGCAAATCAATTTTGGTAATCGGGTGCGCGTGTTTTCGGCCCAGCTTGATGCCAAGGAGGAGCGCCGCGCAGACGGAGATCAGCCAGTAGAGGGCGGTCATGCTTCGCGCTCCAGCACGCGATCTGCCGATTCGCGCGCGGTCTTGTTGCGCCGATATTGTTTGGCGTAGTCCCGCGCGCCCGCGAGGTATCCGGTGCGGTGGTTTGCGATGAGCGCCGACGCTTTGCCGTCCCGGAACGCGTTCGTGGCGATCGCGTCCTCTCGCTTCGCTTGGCTCGCCTGCTGGTCGGCCGATGCGTCGGCGCGCTTCGAGGCGTGGAGCATCCCCGCAATCACGACGCCGAAACAGGCGCCAACGCTGAGAGCGATCAGGTGGGAAATCATGCGGCCTGTCCCTCGGCGCTCCGCACAATCGCCACCAGCCGCCACTGTGCGCCCTTGTGCAATATCTGGCGCGACACGGTGCAATCGCTCGGCACGGGCAGGCGCACGGTGCGGCCTGGGTGCGCGATGGCTTCGTAGACAAGCACGCGGTCGTCGAGATCAGCGAGCAAGCGCGTGTAGCCTGGGTGCGTCGGAGACGGCAGGCGTCCGGCGGCAAAATTTTTCATGACTCATACTCCAGCGAGGGGATACGGAGCGGGGGATTGATGGACTGCTGCAGCCGCGCGACCACGCGGTCGGTGTGCGCGGTGTGGGCTTTTATTTCCGCGATCACGCGGCGCGCTTCTTTGCACACGGCGTAGCCGTCGGCCATGGCTTGCGCATAGGCGGCTTCTTCGGCCCAATACTCGGCGCGGTGGGGGGTGGTCATAGCGCGCGCGCTCCGCGGACCAGCGTCAACGGTGGCCGCGCCTGCTGACCCATCAGCCGATTCCCCAATTGCAGCGCCGTGCTGGCGTGCCGGTACAGCGTGCGCGCGGTCAGCATCCGGACCTCTGCGGTCGCATCTTTCGCCAGCGCGCGCGGCATCATCTTATTGGCTTCCGCTTCGGCGTGTGTCTCCGCGTCGTGCAGCGCCATCGGATCACCGAACACCGGCGACGCCGCGATCTCTGCAAGGCGGAACGCGACATCTTGCGCGAAGGTCAGCGTCTCGATCGCCGACAGACGCGGCACCACGGCCATTATGCAGGCTGTGGCGGTTTCGAGCGTGGCGCTGCGGCCTCGGAGAAAATCTTTGAGCATGGTGCGCAGCGTGTCCGGCAGCACGACGCGCGGCGACACGGGGCGGATCGCCTCGCGCACGACATCGACGAACCGCTGTGTTTGCTGCCGGGCGGTCGCCCTGTCCGTCACGATTGGTGACGGGAATTGCAGAATGGTTGCCATTGCCTCGGTCTCCTGCGGTGGTAGATTGTGAGAGCCCGTTGATGCGGGCTCCTCGGTCCACAGATCGGTCGCCCGCGATGGCGGCCGATTCTGTTTGGTGCCCATGCCTTGCCTGCCATGCCTCGCCTTGCCGCGCCGCGCCAAGCCGCGCCCGGCCCTGCCTTGCCTGCCGTGCCATGCCATGCCCTGCCACGCCCCACCGAGCCTCGCCTGCCTTGCCTCGCCGCGCCAAGCCAGGCCCCGCCTAGCCGCGCCTGCCGTGCCATGCCGTGCCATGCCGTGCCATGCCCAGCCGTGCCCTGCCTTGCCTGCCGTGCCGCGCCTCGCCTCGCCGTGCCTAGCCCAGCCGTGCCGAGCCGCGCCTCGCCTGCCTATTGGTGCCCATGCCTCGCCTGCCTTGCCTCGCCTCGCCGCGCCAAGCCAAGCCCCGCCAAGCCGCGCCTGCCGTGCCTAGCCTAGCCGCGCCATGCCTAGCCCCGCCTCGCCTGCCGTGCCGTG